TCTAAATACTGGAGCAGTTACCATATAAGCATTAATAAGATTAGGAAATTTTCCAGCCTCTTCAAATAACATTAAATCAGCTGTTTTACCAATAGCTGCTGAGAAGTTATCTTTAAATGTTAATGTAAATATTTCACTATTATAACCATTCCAAACTTCTTTACCATCTACTACCTCTTTAAATCTTGCTTTCACAAAATCTCGTCTATCTGGATTTCTACGTTTTGCCCATGCTGTATATTTATTAATAAAGTTTAACATCTCAAATGCCATACTCATTGTAGCTCCAGAATATGCTTGTAAATATGCTCCTATTATACTTGTTGAATCTCTATAGAAATTATATTGATATACACATAATGCACCATTTTTATATGAAAACCCTTTTCGTCGAGCTTTAGCTACAATGATACCTTGTCCATTTTGTCTAGCTAATTCTACTTCCATAAAGTAATAATAATCCATATCTAAGAAAGAAGGAAAGGTTAGAATTTTTCTCTCTATTTTACCCTGCTTTACTGTAGCTTTTATCTGTGTAAAGTTTAGATAAAAATAATGAGCGCCTGTAATTCTAACTCCTCCGATCTCAAAACCTTCCATACACCTACGAGTTTGCTCTTCCCAATATTCTCTATATGCATAAGTTCCTGGAGGCGAATTAGTATAATAGCCATTTTTTATAAAATTCTTAGCCTCACAAGAAAATTCTCTTGTGTTTACAAAGGAGGGTACTATTTGAAAATGATTCATTATATTATGCTCTTGGTCCCGTATCTCCTAATCCACCAGTTCTAGTGCCATGTTTTTCTGTATGCATATATTTAGTTTTTCCAAACTCATCTTTATATGCTACAGTTAACTTTCTCCTATTTTTTCTATGAGTTACAAAGCTAACATGAATCCAATTAGGATTCTGATCATCTCCAAATTCCCATATCATTTGATCAAAAATTAGATTATCTTTTATATAATGGTACATCTCAGCATTTGTTTTATGCCCAAATGTATCATCTATATCCATAGCCTGACCTTTCATATGCTGTGAGGTTTTAGATCCCCCGATAGCAGTATTTAATTTTCTACCTCTAAAAAAACTATTAATCTTTATAGGTCCCCCTACCCATTCTCTTAAAGGTTCAAATACATTTTCTGCAATTTCCATCATACACTTTAATTGGTCTGGCCCAGGAGTATTATCTATTCCTCGTCGTAAAGCCGTTCTACTATAAATGCCTTCTTTAAAACTTACATGATTACTTATCCTTGTCATCTTAGCAGCATTTATTTTCACACCAGTTGAGACATACTTTTTTACAGGTGATTTTACAGATTCCTTTACAGACTGCCTCTTTAATTTTTGTAAAAGTATCCTTAAGTTTTTTATGAGTTCCATCACAATTTCCATTAGGGTCGCTTGTTTGTCCACATTCACATTTTGCCATTATTATTATTTTTTTGCGAATTTCTCTAATCCTGCAATTCCAAAACATCCTAATACTAGGACAAGGAATGAGTCATAAACAAATTCATTAATTACTAAATCTTTTCCTATCCAACCTGTAAGTAGGTCAGCCAACATGATTAAAACCATAATACAAAAAGCAATAAAACCTACTATTGTTTTTTCATTCCAATCATTGTTATTTTTAAATATTTCTATAAATTTACTCATTATTTTATATTTATATAATTGTTCCCATAAGATATACGATAAGCATAATAGCGAGATAGATTCCTAGAATTTTCCATCCCATAACTTCCTGATTTGTCTTATTGTGCTGTTTCATATTTATCCATTAATTTTTGTAATACTGCACACTTTTCGTATTCTTCTGTTTCAATAAAATATTCAATCATACCTGATAAATCAGGAGCTTCATTTCTAATATCAAAAGGCAATGCACATTCTCCTGAATCATCCATAATATCATCAAATGTTTTAGCCGATGTAACAATATAATATGCATTGTTCATCGCTTCGTCTAACACTTCATAATCATATTTCTCTCTGGGCATACTTTCTTTTTTTTATACTGCTTATTAATTTTTCTAAATACCCAGAGAATAATTCTAAGGGCATCCATTCTAAAGTTACTACTGATTTACCTTCAAAGAAAAGAACATTACCATATACATCAATAGTATGTTCTCCTCCTACTTTACGAGTTAATAATTTCTTATGATCTTTAGCTGGTCTAAATCCATAATTATCTATTAATTGTTTTCTTGTTATTGCCATATTAATTTTGTTTTCTTATATATTCTAAAATTATATCAATCTTCTTTTTCATCTCTTCTATATTTTCTGCTGCTTTTTCGTGATGTCTTGAAAATTGATTTTTAACTTCATATAACGAAAATACTAAAAATCTATATAAAGCATACAAAGCACCTAAAAGTAAAATCAAAGGTAATCCATATCCTTCTATTAATTGTAATATTTCTTCCATTATTATTTATGTTTAGATCCGTCTATTTTTGCTAACTCTTTTTCTAATTCAATTATGCGATCTTCATTCTCATTAATTACCTTAATCTTTTTTTCTAACCGTCTTTCTAATACAGAAATATCTTCGCCTAATTGTACAATCTGACTATAAGCTATACCCATACTAAATATAACTCCCATTATCCATATAATGTTTCCAATACTTAATGTGAAATCTTTTTTCATTCTTTTTCTTCTTCTTTAGGTAATGTAGGCCAGTAGCCTTGTGGACAATCTGAAGTTTTCCACTTAGCTTTAGTAGCGATAATACAACCACATTTATTACATGTACCTTCTTTGTTAAAAGGACATTTTGAACAAACAGAAAGTCTAGCACTCATTTGAAGTTGTGTAACAGTGGAAAAACCATCCGCTACATGATTAGCTAAAGCTTCACCAAAGTTTAAAGCCTTTTTTAAAAGTCCCGGTGCTTCATTTTTATTTACTTGTTCTGCAACCGGTGAGGTCTTATCATTAGTAAAGTCAAATCCTTTTTTTGGATCTACTGGTACACTCTTTGAAACTGCACTAGATTTCGTTGCTTTTTTATTACATCCGCATCCCATAATTTATTATTTTTTATTTATACTTCTTTCCATGATCCGCTACCTCCAAAGGCACCAAGTCCTTCGCCTATTCCAGCAGCTGTTGCGTTTCCACTAGTACCCCAAGTTACTTGGACTACGCCTCCATCTTCTGCTCCAAATGCTACTCCAAATGTAGTTGCTTTCAATAATGTTGCTTCACTACCAAAGTAAATAACACCAGCAGAAGTTATTTCTCCTACACCAATACCTCCAGAACCACCTTCGAATTCATAAGTCTTACCAGACCCATCCGTAAATGATACTGTTACGTGAGCATAAAATAAAAATCCTTCAATAGATATTTCACAAGGATAAGTAGTTGTTCCATCCATATCCTCTGTAAAAGTCATTGTAGGTTTCATATCTAATACTTGAGCATTCCCATCACTATTAGGTGTATTAGGATTTATTCCGTGAGCAGCAAACCATTTCTCTGCTCTTTTTCTTCTTTTAGTTTTTGCCATTTTATTTATTTTTTAACGTTCAAACATTCCTATTTCGCCTCCGCCACGGACACGAGAGTTTGTTTTTACTTCTTTTTTAATTCTAGTTTCTAATTTCTCTAAACTTTCTACAATGCTTCCTACCTTTTCAAGATTAACTGCTACATCTTTAGCAGTGTAGATTGGTTTACCATTATCATCAACTTTAAGAAAATCTATATTCTCAAAGTATCCAGCTAATTTATCTGAAGCTCCTTTAGCTGCTCTCATTAATCTCATAGTATGAGTTTCCTGAAAGTCCATATATCTTTTAATTGCCACTTTAATATCTTCTGTTTCTTTCCATCCTTCTCCCATATAGTCTTTTATAATAACTTCCTTTCTTTTATTATTTGGATATACGGCATAAGGACTATTGTAATCACACATAAAAAATACATAAGAAATTTCTTTTGTAGCTTTTTCTTTTCCTTTTGTTTTATCTTTTTTCCAAATCTCTCTGAATCCTGGTAAAACCAATGAATCAGGGTTTAAAATAATATTTCCGTTTTTTATATCAAATAGTGCCATATCTTTTTAATTTAAATTTGTCCTGGTGTTGCACATGTTGGAGGAGAAGTTGGATTACAACAGTTGCTATCTGTACCTCCATCACCTCCTGTTACAGGCATCCCCTGAGGCCATGGCGAATAATGCGGATTATTAATTTCTATTGGTGTTATAGTTCCTGGAGCAGAATCTACATCTATTTCAAATAATTTATTAGTAGTTGAAAAAGAATATATTTTACCTTGATAACAGAACATAGTATAAGCATAAGCTGCTTGCACACTAGGATTAAAAAATGAAGCAATTAAATTACCGGACATATCATAATGTCTAATTGTACCTGCATTTGTATTCCAGTTATTAGTTACCAGAACTATATCATTTTGGAAAGGTCTATAAACCATATCTCCTCCTATCTGTTCGTTTGCTGGTAAATCAAATAACCAAGTATCATTAAATGTTTTTGTTACAGGATCAAAATCTATTCTAACTATACTACATTGACCGAGAGATAACCACGCGTCTTCTATTGTTGCATAAGGCCCAACAGCAGCAGCTCCTACATGAGATGTACGATTTTGTGGACTATTATTATAAAATCCAAGGGCATTATTCCATAAAGACCCATTACCTGATGCATTATTATGTATATAGGCATCTTCAAAAATTACTTGAGAATTTGGTATATCAACATTAGCAGTTACTTTCATATGACCATAAGGATTTCCCGCAAAAAATCTTTCATTAAAGAATATCCTGTTCCCCCATTTTGCGCTAGTTCCATCTGGAGCATTCGTAGTTCCTCCTTGATTATGCGGAGGTTGTCCTATTATATAATTTCCTAACCATGTTTGTATATCAGGAGACCCGTCTGAAAAATTAAGTAGTAATCCAGAAGTGCCTTGTTGAGTAGGATTTAATGTAACATAAATACCATCTCCAGGTGCAACTCCTACGCCTATAAATTCACATCCCGTAGTAACAGAGTTTAATGGTAATGTTGGAGGTGCCTGAATTGCTACACCTGGTTCTGAACAATCACCACAACCAGTGTATGGCCATGTTGCGCAATTACAATCTTCTATTAAATCTACACACATATGTGCTTGCATTTGTGTATTTATTGTTCCTGGTCCTAACTGTCCTGTAGGTATTACTTGTGTAACATGCCATATAGGTCCCCAACATTGAGTTTGATGACAATCTCCTCCAGGTTGTGATCCATAATTAGGATTACATTTATATGATTTCCCTACCATAAATGGACCAGCTTGCTGTCCTCCATTTAGTGTTATATTACTAAAATAAAATGGACCAGCGCCATCAGCACATTTATATACCTCAGCTCCCCATTGAACAGCTACTCCTTCACATACATCACATGGAGTATTAGTTGGGGACATTACCATATTTGGATCAGCCTCTGCAGCTTGTTTGTGTGCTGCCTCTGCTGCCTTCTCATATCTTAAATTTTGCGGTTGCGCCTGATTAGGTGAGTATGGAGATCCTCCTATTACTGATTGGACAGGTCCCCCGCTAGGTATTGGTTGGTTCTCTTTTGCTTTAGGATGAATAGTATCATAAATATTTGCAGCTGCTACTTCTTTTACATATCCGAAATCCTGACTCTTATATTTCTTATCCCAATCTGAATCTGATACAGTTTTTAAATCTACTTGTATACCTATTGGAACTAGTTTACCTTCAGACATTGGATTATCTTCTGATAAACGTACTTCTGGCTCCATATTATTATGTGGTACTTTATTAGTAACAGGATCGGGTGTAAAAAGTTTTACCATATCCTCATACTTTTGCAT